ATTACGACACTCTTGTCGTAACAGGCAGTGGTACTACTTTTGGAAACGTTGGTGCTGCCAAGACTGGTGACGTGATTAGGTTTGGTGTAGCATTTGGCGTTAATATTGGAGATGCTGTAATCGTTGGAATTGCAAGTACAACTCAACTATCAATCGCATCAACTGCTGGACTGAGTGGAGCAGCAATTTCTGGAGTACAGTTCCAGATTAGTGAATCTCCAAAGTTTGCAGTATTAGATAGTCATTTGAATCAATCAGGTGGTGGAGATACTGAAACTATTACTGTACTAGTTTCAGCAGCAACAACGAATGCTGGAATTGGTACTAATATTGTTTTTGTGAATTCTTTAACCGGAATTATTGCTGGAGATACTTTTGTAAGTGGTGCAAATAGTAGAATAGTTTCAACAGTTGGTGTTACTAGTGTTTCACTTGCATCTACAATTTCTGCTGGAATTGCGACTGCAGCAGTTATCACATTCTCTAGAGTCACTGGTGGTCATGAGACTTCTGTGATTGGTGTTGAAGATGCTGGAACACAAGCATCAGTATCAACGAAGTTTAAACTATCTCATGCTGGATGGGTTGGTGTTACAACTTATAGAGACTCCGAAGGTAATATCAGAGTTAAATCTGAAGTTCTTGTTGCAATGTCTGGCATTACAACTGGAAATAATCTACCTTATCCTCCATTCTGATAAAATATGATTTTTAATGAACTGAATGAGGATAATTTTCTCTTGTTTGCTATTAGGTATTATGAAAACCCTCAAGCAGTCACTAAAGAAGATTTTGAAAAGGACTTAAATCATTTTAAGTATATAAAAAGATTACTGAAGAGATATAAGAAATCAGGTGAACTAAAAACTCACCTGATCTTAAATCATTTTATAATTCTTTATAACATTTTTGGAGAAGCAACTACACCTATGTTGTTTTTTAAAATTGAACAAGATTTGTGGTCTTCTGTTAAATCATTTATTATTTTTCTCAATAGACTTCCAGAATATCCACAATCAAGTATTCATGACATTCAAGTTGATCTTACTTGTTTAACAGAACTCTATAAAATCTACAATGGAAAAGAAGAAACTTGATAAAATTATAAATATTATTAGAGAGCAAATGGTTGCTGGCGCTGGTGGATTTACAAGTGCCGCAGATCCTAAAGGGACTGTTGCTGGATTTGATCCTGTTATGGGGAAGGTTCGTAAAAGATATATGAGTGGTGGAAGAGGATCTCGCAAATTATGGATGCAGTACCTAAAAAACAAGTAAAATGTATTCTCCTACTCAGATAACAGAAACTAAAGTTGCAATACTAGAAGAAAAACTTAATTCTTCAGATCAATTGCTGGCAAAAATTGAGAATGCAATTGATAAGTTAATTGAGGCAAATGTAAATGTTACTAGAATGCTTGCTGTTCATGATGAAAGAATAGAGCAGTGTGGAAAAACTGATGATATGATTTCAAGAATGATTAGTGAATTAAAAGATGAAAATAAAGAACAGCACGAAACAGTTTCTGGAAGAATAGAAAAAATAGAAATAAAATTGGATGAGTTTGTAAAGTTTCGTTGGATCATAGTTGGAATTTTTACTTTAGCATCTTTTGCAATATCTCAATCAACAATGGTTGTAGACATTTTAACTCCAAATAGTTCTGGAGTCGTAATAGAAAAAAATAAATAAGTTATCGTTGGCACTTGGATGCCGTGAAAACTAAAAAAAAACCTACTTCATATTCTCTACATAAAATAACTAATTCAATTATTAAATGGACGGCAGTAATCACTTCACTCTGTCTTGACAAAGTAGGATAATGTGGTATGATATGTCAACAGGTTAATTTTTGTTTATGGACTTTGTTGATGTAAAGTACATCAATTTGATATCTTCTAGATTTCAAAAATTTAAGAGGGTAAAGAATAATCTATACAACTTTCGTTGTCCAATTTGTGGCGACTCTCAAACTAATAAAAATAAAGCAAGAGGATACTTATATCAAATAAAGAATAACACAAACTATAAGTGTCATAATTGTGGAATTAATGTATCCTTTAATAACTTTTTAAAACAAATCGATACTCAAATTCATAAACAATATATTTTTGAAAAATTTAAAGAAGGAAACACTGGAAAAAACTTTACAACTCAAGCACCAGTATTAAAATTTGAAGCACCAAAGTTTAAACCCAAATTAGATTTACCTAAAGCATCAGAGGATCCTGTTGCAAAAGCATATCTAGAAAATAGAAAATTAAATTCAGATAACTATTACTACACTGAAAAATTTAAAGAGTGGACTAATTCTCTCCGACCAACATTCGATAATGTAAGTAAAGATGAACCTAGGATTATTATTCCTTTGTTCTATCAAAATATACTTATTGGATTTCAGGGAAGAGCACTTGGTCCAAGCAAGGTTAAATATATTACTATAATGCTTACTGATGATGCCCCCAAAATCTATGGTCTCGATAAAGTCCAAAAAAATAAAAGTGTCTACATCACAGAAGGTCCCTTCGACTCCACTTTTATTTCAAACTCAATTGCTCTTTGTGGAGCTGATGGTGATGTTGATAAGTGGGGTATTAGTGATCCTGTTTGGGTTTATGATAACGAACCACGTAATCGAGAAATCCTATCAAGAATTTCCCGTGTTATCGAAATGGGACAAAAAGTTATTATCTGGCCTTCAACAATAAAAGAAAAGGACATTAATGATATGGTTTTATCTGGACTTGATGTTCAGTCTGTGATAGAATCAAACACTTACTCTGGTTTAGAAGCAAAACTTAAATTTACTACCTGGAAGAAAATATGAGCAACGGAACAAAAGTAGTCAAGAGAAATGGTCTAATTGAATCTCTTGACCTAGATAAGATGCACTTGATGGTTGAAGAGGCATGTAAGGGTCTTGCAGGTGTCTCTGCGAGTCAAGTTGAAATGACCTCTGGTATTCAATTCTATAGTGGAATATCCACTCAAGAAATACAAGAAATCCTTATTCGTAGTGCAAGTGATCTTATTGATCTAGACCATCCCAATTATCAATTTGTTGCTGCTCGTCTTCTATTATTTTCTGTTCGTAAGCAACTTTATGGGAAGATGAAAGAACTTCCTAATCTTGAGCAACACATTTATCAGTGTGTTAATCATGAAGTATATGATAGGGATATTTTTATCAAATATTCAAAAGAAGAAATTGAACGTGCTGATTCTTATATTGATCATGACCGAGACTATCTGTTCACTTATGCAGGTTTACGTCAAGTAGTTGATAAATATTTGGTTCAAGATCGTAGTGGTGGTGGAGTATATGAAACACCACAATTCATGTATATGATGATTGCTCTGACTATTTTTGCAGAGTATTCAAAAGAAATCAGAATGTCATACGTCAAGAGGTATTATGACGCAATCTCCAAACACAAAATCAACATTCCTACACCAATCATGGCAGGTGTTAGAACCCCACTTCGACAATTTGCATCTTGTGTTCTTGTTGATGTTGACGACACCCTTGACAGCATCTTCAGTAGTGATATGGCAATTGGTAGGTATGTTTCTCAAAGAGCAGGAATTGGTATCAACGCAGGTCGCATCAGGGGCATCAACTCTAAAATCAGAGGTGGAGAAGTTCAGCACACTGGCGTTGTTCCTTTCCTTAAAAAGTTTGAATCAACTGTACGATGCTGCACCCAAAATGGAATCCGTGGTGGATCAGCTACAGTCCATTTTCCAATCTGGCACCAAGAAATAGAAGACATTCTGGTTCTTAAAAACAATAAAGGAACTGAAGATAATCGTGTTCGCAAACTTGATTATTCAATTCAACTTAGTAAAATCTTTTATGAAAGATTCATTCAAGATGGTGAGATTACACTGTTCTCTCCGCATGATGTTCCTGGACTTTATGATGCTTTTGGTCTACCAGAGTTTGATTCTCTCTACATAGAATATGAGAATAATTTGTCCATTCCAAAGAAAACTATTAGGGCGCAGGATCTTATTCTAACTCTTCTCAAAGAACGTGCTGAAACGGGGCGTATCTACATTATGAATATTGACCATTGTAATTCTCATAGTTCTTATAAGGACCAGATTACAATGTCAAACCTTTGTGTTGCTGGTGATACTAAGATTAGAATTAAGTATCCAGAACCCGTTTTTAATGATATTGGTGAAGTATTTGATTGGAGAGTTTATGAGATTGAAATTTCTATTGAAGATTTAGAGAATTACATTTCTGATAGGATATCTACAATTGCATGTCTTTGTGAGGATGTTCCTCAAATAGAAGTTCTTTCTTATAATACAGAAACTAATCAACAAGAATGGAAACCTATTACTGCTTTTGCCGAAACCTCACCGAAAGCAAAAGTAATGAAAATTACTGATGAAGGAAGTGGTAAGAGTATCGTGGTCACACCAGAACATAAAGTATTCACAAAAAATCGTGGATATGTAATGGCAAAAGACCTAATTGAAACTGATGAGTTGGTAATTAATTAATTGATAGGAAGTGTAATGTCTATATCTTATAAATAGTTATGAGATTACACATCCTATAATGAAAACATATATTGTTTATAAAATAACCAATAAAATAAATGGTAAAAAATACATAGGAAAAACAGAATACTCTTTAGAGCATCGTTGGAATCGTCATTTGTCATCAGCAAGAAATGGTTCCAAATTTAGATTTCATTCTGCGATTAGAAAGTATGGTGAAGATTGTTGGGACTTGTCTGTGATTGAAACTTATCAAACTGAAGATGAAAATTTTATTAATGAAAAGGAAGTACACTTTATCAAACTCTTTGAGAGTGATACTAAAAAAGGTTATAATGCTACTTCAGGTGGAACAGGTGGTTGGATGCTTCCCAGATGCTCTCCAGAAGTTCAGGAAGAGTGGAGAAATGGTATTTCTATAAGAACTATTGGTTCTAATAATCCAAACCATTCTGGTTATAGTGATGAAGATTTAATTAATTTTGGACTCAAATTCATTCAAAAATATAATTTTATTCCTGGAATAAGAAGACTAATTAAGTTTTGTAAAAATGAATTAAATGTGGATTTTCCAAAAAGTTTTTCTAAAAATAGATTTGGAGGAAAACGAACTGAATATGCAAAACTACTTGAAGAAAGAAGTGGATTAAAATTTAACCCTTATCATAGAACAAAAGAAGATAAAGAAAACCTTGCCAAAAAGGCATCAATAAACTCAACTATTATGTGGCAACAAAGGAGAAACAAAAATGCTTAAGATTGAATACTTAGAAGAAGAAATCCCAGTTTATGATATTACAGTAGAAGGAACTCATAATTTCTTTGCAAATGATATTTTAGTTCATAATTGTCAAGAAATTACAGAACCCACGACACCAATTCAACATATTGATGATGATGGTCCTCAAGAGATTGCGACTTGTATTCTATCAGCAATCAACGTTGGTAAGGTTAAATCTGATGAAGAACTTGAGGAACTTTGCAATCTTTCTATTCGTTCTTTAGAAGAACTTATTGACTATCAAAACTATCCTGTGAAGGCAGCAGAGAACTTTACCAAACGTCGTAGATCTCTTGGAATCGGTTATATTGGTCTTGCCCACTACCTTGCTAAACTGGGATTCAACTACGACTCACAGGGGGCATGGGACGCCGTTCACGGTCTTTCTGAGTCCTTCCAGTATTACCTTCTAAAAGCATCAAATCAGATTGCGAAAGAGAAAGGTCACTGTGAATACTTTGGTCGTACTAAGTATGCTGATGGTATTCTTCCTATTGATACATATAAAAAGGATGTCGATCAAGTTTCATCTGTAGGTCTTCAACATGATTGGGAAAGTCTTAGAGCATCTATCCTGGAACACGGTCTACGGCACTCAACACTGTCGGCACAAATGCCTTCGGAGAGCAGTTCCGTTGTGTCAAACGCAACCAATGGAATTGAACCACCTCGTGGATACTTGTCCATTAAAAAGTCGAAGAAGGGACCTCTTAAGCAAATTGTACCTCAGTATCAATCACTTAAGAACAATTACACGCTTCTTTGGGATATGCCTAGCAATCGGGGTTATATTAATGTTGTTGCTGTTATGCAAAAGTTCTTTGATCAAGCAATTTCTGGAAACTGGTCGTATAACCCAGAAAATTATGCCGATAATGAAGTTCCTGTTAGCGTAATGGCGGGTGATATGCTTTATGCATACTCTGTGGGGTGGAAAACGTCCTATTATCAAAACACCTATGATATTAAGACTGATGAAATAGAAGAACCAAAACCAGAACTTCAATCTCTCCTAAATGATATTATGAGTTCTGATGAAGAATCGTGTGAAAGTTGCACGATCTAAGTTTCATAACAATTAAAAACCTTAAATATGTTAGGGTGAATTGAGTTTAAAGTAATCAAAGAGAAAGTATGCAGTACAATTTTATGTCACCCGAAGAACAAAAAATTAAAGGAATGACCGTTTTTAATACTGAAGAAGTGAATACTAAGAAGCAACCAATGTTTTTTGGTGCCCCTCTTGGTGTCCAAAGATATGACTCATATAAGTATCCTGTTTTTGATAAACTAACTCAACAGCAATTAAGTTATTTTTGGAGACCTGAAGAAATCTCACTTCAAAAAGATCGTGGAGACTATCAAACTCTCCGTTCAGAACAGAAGCATATTTTTACTTCTAATTTGAAGTATCAGATTATGCTCGATTCTATTCAGGGTCGTGGTCCTGGTATGGCATTTTTACCATATTGTTCTCTTCCTGAACTGGAAGCGTGTATGACTGTGTGGGAATTTATGGAGATGATCCATAGTCGTTCGTATACTTATATTATCAAAAATATCTATTCGGATCCTTGCGAAATCTTTGATACTATTATTCATGATGATCGTATTCTAGAACGTGCAGCAAGCATTACTGAGTCTTATGATGACTTTATTCAATCAGCACAAAGTTATGGTACTTCTGAATCATGGAAGCACAGACTTGAAGGAGTAACTTACGCAAAGGAGAATCTCAACGATGTTAAAAGAAAACTCTATAGAGCAGTCGCAAACGTTAATATTCTTGAAGGTATTCGCTTCTACGTTAGTTTTGCTTGCAGTTTCGCCTTTGGCGAACTTAAGCTTATGGAAGGATCATCTAAGATCATCTCTCTTATCGCAAGAGACGAATCACAACATTTAGCACTTACTCAAAACATTCTAAACAAATGGAAGGAAGGTGATGATCCTGAAATGCAACAGATCGCAAAAGAAGAAGAAGAGTGGGTTTATAAGATGTTTGATCGTGCAGTAAACGAAGAAAAGAAGTGGGCAGATTATTTGTTTAAAGATGGGTCTATGATTGGTCTTAATGATAAACTTCTTCAGAGATATGTTGAGTGGATTGCAAATCGTCGTATGAAAGCAATTGGTCTCAAACCAGTTTATGATATTCCTGCGAACAATAATCCACTTCCTTGGACTCAACATTGGTTGAATTCAAAAGGTCTTCAGGTGGCACCTCAGGAAGTGGAAGTTGAAGCATATTTGATTGGTGGCATTAAACAGGATGTTAAAACTGATACATTTAGTGGATTTAAACTTTAATAATAAAAATATTCAGTAGAAATAAATCCTACTCATAAATACCTTCACAAAGAGTATTTAAATGAGTTGTAGTTATACTAATCCTTGGTATTATGATGAGAATCCTTTCGAGTCTGATAATATTGAGGATTATTTTGGATTTGTTTATCTTATTTTTAATAAAATCAATCACAGAAAATACGTAGGTAGAAAATACTTCTGGCAGTTCAGAACTCCAAGAGGTAAAAAAAGAAAAGTAAAATCAGAATCAGATTGGAAAAACTATTATGGGTCTTGTCCGGAACTTAAAGAAGACATTGATAAATTGGGCAGAGAAAATTTTAGTCGAACTATCTTATCATTACATAAAACAAAGGGCAAAACAAACTATGAAGAGACCCGACAACTCTTTATTAACAACGTCCTCACAGAATCACTTGACAACGGAGATCCCTTGTTCTACAATTCCAATGTATTGTCCCGATATTTCCGAAAAGATTACTATGAATACAACAACTGAAGATATTGTTGCTCACGTAAGGGACTGGTCTCTGGAAAGAGTAGCAGATAAAAGTATTTCTAGAGAGGATGCTCGTGCTGTTCTTGCAGAATTTTATGAATGGATTGAACCAGAAGATGATGAACTAGAAATTGTTTCTCTTGACTCACAGGATTGACAAAACCTAAATAATCTTATATAATGCAAAGGAACCCACTCAAAAGGTGGGTTTTGTCGTAATGAGTCTGTGACGTGACACTTAGAGCCGTGGAAGATGCCCTTCGAGAGAGGTGGTATACCCCTCTTCTATACGGATGCCGAATTCTATTAAAATTAATGCAACAATTTTTTACTGTAGCCTTTCCCCTTTTGGCGATGGTTACAACCAGCACGGCAACACTGCCCCACGTGTTTCCTCCTCCACCTGTGAGTGGTCCGCCACCATTCTCTATTATTCAAGAGGAACCTACACCAAAGACAGCGACCAGAGAGGTTGCTCCAGTTAAACCAAAAGAAAAAAGACTAATTTGTAAAGGATGTAATACTAATGAAACGAAGACTGTAGAATTCTTACAGAAACGTGGAATTACTGACAAAAACGCCATAGCAACCATTATGGGCAATATTCGACAAGAGTCTACCTTCACTCCTAATGTATGTGAGGGTGGTGCTAGAGTGTCTTATAGTGCTTGTACAAGTGGTGGTTATGGATTGATTCAATTTACCGATGCTCCAAGATACAATGGACTTGGTAAGTTTGCTGCCCGTATTGGTGGCGATCCTTCTACTCTTGATACTCAATTGCAATATATGTTATATGAAGGTGATTGGAAGATGATTGAGAACCAAATGAAGACCCCTGGCAAATCTATTAATGATTATATGAGACTTGCGAGTAAGTGGATACGTTGGGGACATCACGGTGCCCGAACTGATTATGCTTATAACTATGCAAATCGTTTAGTTCTTACTGAAGTCTAAAAATATATACAATTTAATAAATATAGAGGAGTTCTTTAGACCTCCTCTTTTTTTATGTTTAATTTTAATTTTGGTAAAAAGAAACCAGATAAGAAGCAGATAATCCTTGTAAGCATCGTATTGAGTGCTGTTGTAGCAACCCTCTCTCAGTGCTCAGGAGCACCTCAGGAGCGCCTCTGGGACCTTCTAGATGAGGTACAGAGGAGGTTGTTCCCACAGACCATCATTAACGATGTACTGCTCCAGGATCCTGGTGTAGTGGAGAGGAGAGTAAAAAGAGATGTTGATAAATCCATTCGTGATTATGAACGATTGACAGGAGACACTGGAGAAGTTAAAATACCTTTGCCTAGGTTGATAGAGAGTCCTCTAGATACTTCTAAGTGTTATACTGAAGAATGTAAATCACTCGGTGGAGAAATGCGTTTATGTTCTCCATGGGTTGATGACTGTAAGTAAAAAGTGTTATATATAAACATATCTTATTTTATTGGAGATTATTATGTCTGTATCACAAGAACTACTGAATGCTGTTGAAGCTTGGAAAGTAGAAGACGAAAAGTTCACTGCTGGTAATAATGCTGCTGGTACTCGGGCCCGTAAGGC